TTAAAAAAGTTGTTGACAAATAAATTAATCTAGTGTATTATATTAAATATAAGGAACACAAAACAATCAAAAACAATTTAAAGGAGATTAAAAATTATGAAAAACAAAACAATGATAACATTCACACTTTTAGATTTAGGTAATCAAGGAAATCCAAAAGATTTTACAACAGTAAAAAATGAATATCCTATTACGCAAGGTGGCGGTATTGCAAAGAAAAATTCTTGTACAGAATTTGAACATCATTATATCGTGCGAACTCTTAGCGGTACTATAATACGCATAGAGAAAGCAACAGGCGTTATGACTTGTAAAGAGTACGGCGATAGCGTAGAAGATACAAAAACTATATGCTTAAACGATTATATGACTTTTATAGCTATATAACATAAATAAATTTGATAATGGTGGGGCGTGGCAAATAAACAGGGGTTGTCACGTTTTGCCAAACAATAAAAACAATTTGAAAAGAGGTAAAACAATGAGAAGAAAAAAGAGTAAAAGCGTTTGGTGTTACTTAGATGGTAAAAAGCATTGTGATGTTGTTCAATGGGCTTTAGGTGCAAATGTTGATTTGCCGACAGCTAAAAAGATGTTAACGGAACAGTATCCATATATGACAGTAACGTTTAAAATTATATGATAGTTGATTATCAAGTAATATTATTGGTGTTTATAATAAAGGGGGTGTTTAAGTGGATAAAATTTCATACAGATATATGACAACAGATATGTTTGAATCAAATAGCGTATTTGAAGATATGTTGAAGAAGCCAACCACGACGGAAAAAGAGCAAAAAGCATTAAAACACGCCATCGCAATATTTACGTTTTTAGCATTTTTAGAAAGGGGGTTTGAGGATGTACATTTTACTGTAAAACAAAATTAAATGGGGTGTTAAAGGTTGATTTTATCAGGTAGAGAAATAAAAAAAGAATGGGAAAAGCAGAGTATTATTATTTCGCCGTTCCACGATTCAAGGATAAATCCGAATAGCTACAATGTTTGTTTGAGTAATGAATTACTCGTATATACATGCGAAGTTATAGACATGAAAAAGCCAAACAATACGGAAAAAATAACAATTCCTGAAAGTGGCTACATACTACAGCCGGGACAATTATATTTAGGCAGAACGGTAGAATATACAGAAACTTTTGGGTTTGTGCCAATGTTAGAGGGTAGAAGCTCAATTGGTCGTTTAGGTATTAACATTCATGCAACGGCGGGTTTCGGTGATGTGGGTTTTAAAGGTTTCTGGACATTAGAAATAAGCTGTATAAAACCCGTGATAATATACCCAAACGTTGAGATAGGGCAAGTGTATTTCCATACAATACAAGGCGATTATGACGAATATACAAACGGAAAATACCAAAATAATAAAGGAATCCAACCGAGTTTACTATATAAGGATTTCAAAGGAGCATAAGAGAAAATGACATTCAGAATATTTTTACAAGTAATTGTGTTAATGGCGTTCTTTATAATTATCATATGCATAGACGAACGGAGAAGATGAAGTCATGACTTTAGAAGATTTAAAAGTAATGCAAGCATACCCATTTGAATTAAAAATACAGAAGTCATTAACAAAGATAATGGAGTGGGTTAATTATTTCGGTGTTAATGGTGTTTACATATCGTTTTCGGGTGGTAAAGATTCAACTGTACTACTTGATTTAGTACGGCGTGTAAATCCTAATATATTAGCGGTGTTTTGTGATACGGGGTTAGAGTACCCAGAAATAAAAAAGTTTGTAAATACTTTTGATAATGTTAAAACAATAAAACCAACCATGAATTTTAAGCAGATTATAAAAACACATGGTTATCCAATAATATCAAAGGAAATATCGCACAAAATATGTTATGCACGCAGAGCAAAAGAACGGGGCGATATGAAACAATATTATAAATACTTAAATGGTGGCGACAAGTACCAAAACAGTCAATATAAATTATCAGAAAAGCATCACCGAATGTTAGAAGCACCATTCTTAATTAGTGACAGTTGCTGTTACTTTATGAAAAAGAAGCCATTCCGAAAGTTTGAGAAAGAACGTAACAACGCAAAACCGTTTATTGGAATATTAACAGGTGAAAGTCGGTTAAGACAAACTAAATACTTACAGGGTGGGGGTTGCAATGCCTTTAGTAATAAAAGGCAAATATCAACGCCGTTAGGATTTTGGACAGAACAAGACATATTACAGTATATAAAACAATTCAATTTAAAAATAGCCGATTGTTACGGTGATATCATAGAGAGTGGCGAACAGTTAAAAACAACAAAATGCGACCGCACAGGGTGCATGTTCTGTTTATACGGTTGCCATTTAGAAAATCAACCAAACCGCATACAACAGCTATATCATACACATAGAAATATTTATGATTATATTATTAAAAGCCAAGAAAATGGTGGTTTGGGGTATGCTGATATTATGGAATATTGGGGAGTGCCATATAAACCACAAAAAACATTATTTTAAGGAGTGCGAGCAATGAAAACAGGGCAGGATTTAATAAATAGCTATACAAAGTTAGAAGATGAAATAAACGAAATTCAACAAGTCATTGATGATTTAGCAGCGGACAAATTCAGTAATGTTGAAAATTATCTGGAACGTAAACTCAACGAGGTAAAACAAGATAAATATGATTTTTTAAATAAACAGTTTAGGGGTGAATAACATTACTAAATCAAGGTATAAAATAAATTAAAATATTTTTCACTTTTTTGTTGACAATTAAATTAATCTAGTGTATTATATTAAATATAAGGAACACAAACCTTATGAAAACAATATAAAACAATTTTGAAAGGAGCAACAAACAATGACAAACTTACAATATGAGGCAACTAACGCAGCAAACTATTTATACGACGGCGGTTATAGAAGTGACGAAGTAGCAGAAATAAAAGAAAAAGTTTTAGATGGTTTAAGAGATAATGATTTTGAAGTTCAAACAGATTTTTCAGAGTTTTCAAAACAAAAGTTAGAAACACAAGAAGAAATTAACGATTATGTAGATGAAACAACAAATTATATCGTTGCTAGACTTAAAGAAATCGAAGAAGAAAAAGAGGCAGACGACGAAGAATAAATAAGGCGGGTGAAATTCCCGCCAATATATACATAATAGGAGTTGACAGAAAGTATGAAAATTACAAGAGAAGAAGTTAACAGGGCAGTAATAGAAAACATCAAAAGTAACCCAAAATTAATAAATCATACTGATTGGGATAAAGTAAAGATACTATTACAAGCAACGTTAAGCACAGAAAGAATAAATATAACAGCTTATGGTGTCGGTATTCTATACCAAGAGTATGGAATAATGGGAATAGAGGAAAATATTTTATTGGTAAAAAATTATAATAAATTTGCTTATGAAGTTATAACGAATACAGGAGAAACACAGGTATCAAAAGCACAATATTTTTTATTATTACTTAGCGGAATTGCAGTTGATAAATTAAAAATAACGCATGAACAAAACAAAGTTTGGAGAGGTGAAAAATGAGCGAATTAACAATTAAAGACGCAATTAATTATATTAATGGTGCGGAAGCTGTAACGGTAAAAGAAAGCATTAATCACATAAATAACATTCAAGCGGATATTGATTTTATTGACAATACACGTTCCGAATTGGAACAATTAAAGTATTCGCAGTTCAAAGGTAATTTGTTAAAATTCCTTAGTGAGCAACGGAAATTAAAATGTAGTGAATTAGATGGTTTGTTAAATGAAACAGTACTAAGGGAGTGGGGAAGTGAGCCAAAAGAAAACGACGAAAATTTATCTTGATACAGAATATAGACAAATAGCACATAAAGTAATAATGGCGGTAATTGCAAAAGTAGCAATTAAGAACGACAAAGAGGGTTTGGAAGAAATCATAAAAATGGAGTTGCGAGGATATAAAGACCCAATAGATGGAAAACAAAAAATTCTGACAATAAAGGAAACGGCAAACCCGAAAAAACAATACCCATATTATTATATTTTAGAAAAAGACTATAAAAGAATAATGGAGTTGATGAGAAAATGAGCGAATGGGAAGTTTCAAGAACAATATCAGCAGAAAAGTTAAATGAAATTCTTGTAAAAATAATGTTTACAAGGAGTAAAGAAGTTTTTGAAGAAGTAGCAGACATAGAAATTATACACCGTAAATGGTTCGGAACAAGCACAAACGGCAGAGAAGTAAAAACAGCAATAAAAATAAGACAAATAGTTGATGATGAGTATAATAACGTTGCTTATTATAACATAATGCCAGAACAATATAAAAATCTTATGCGAAGATACAAAGCAGTGAGGTGTGAAAGTGCATGAAAATAAAAATAATCAAAGAAATACCAACACAAGTAAAACCGAAAGTTGGAGAACTATATGATGTTATAGAAATGCACGAAAGAAAAAGGTCAGAGGGCGGGAATATGTATTTTATTATTTGTGAGGGCGTAAAACTGGGAATTTTAAAACACGAGTGTGAAGTGGTAAAAGAATAAAGGAGTGTTAAAATGTTTGAACATAAAGCAAAATGCCTAAATGTTTCATATGCAGAAGTAACAGAAGCACAAAGTGTGATAGTTGACGTATTATTAAATTCGGTGTTATGTACGGCTGCACTAAAAGACAGAACGATATTAGTAAATAGACCGAATGAATTGATAGTAAAAACACATGATAAGCAAACACAGCTCAATGAAAATATTGCGTGGCACACACAAACAGAATTAAGCAAAGAGGATTTAAAAGAAGCAATCAGAGTTGCGGAGAATATAAAAAAGGTAGCTAATTTAATCTTAGATTGTCACGAGGTACAATATAAATATGAATATACAGTAAAAGTATCAAGATTGGGCGTGTATCAATTTATAGCAAAAATAGCATTATCAAACAATACTGACATAATCGAAGAATTTAAAAATATTCAAGTACAACATGAACCAAGATATAAAGATGAATTTAATTTAGTTTTTATGAAAGATGTACCAAAAAATGAAGATATATTGGAATACTGTTTTACAGAAAAAGATTATAAAAGAATAATGGAAATGACCGCAGAAATAATAGGGGGAACAGAAAATGCAAAATAAAATAAAATGTAGTGGTGTATCATCAGAAGAACATGCCCGAATAGTTAGAGAGTTCGGGGCAGTATTATCAGAAACACCTTTATTTATGGCATGGGTAACAAATGAAGAAATATCTGTAGTAAAAGAATACGAAAAAATAAAAAGTATAGAATTGCTAAATGGAAGTCAAATAACTGCAAATTTACCATTACCAGATACAGACGAACTAAAAAGAGTAATACATTTTGCGGAAAGATTAAAAAATATGTGTGAGGGATTTTTAGAAACCAATGTATACGAGTATAAAGAAATAATAATTCAAGCATATGAAGAATCTTATACAATGCATTTCGCAGATATAACGCCAACTGTATTAAAAGATTTAGTCGCTAAAGTAGCAATAAAAAATCAAAAAGAGCTACAAAAAGTATTAAGTATGAATATATATTTTGATTCATACGTACCAATAATGGGCGGTATAAAAAGAAATGCGGTAGAAATACAAGAAGTAATATTAAAAGAAAATGACCAAAAACCATTATACAATATTACCGTAACAGATTATGAAATGATAAAAATGTTTATAGAATCATAAAAATAAAAGAAACAGAGTTAGGAGAGTATAAAAAGGTGAAACCAAAACCAAGATATTATTTAATAGGTGATAATTACGATTCATTACTTGATACAGAAAATGTAGAAATAATCCTCACATTGCGTGTTGATGGAGTAGACAGACTTTTAATATATAAAACATCAAAAGGTAATTGGATAACGTATGAAACAGGTAGTGATACTTTTAGGATAGTAGATATAAACACAGTTAAACTGTTAATTCAACAAGGTTTATATGATAATAATGTTACAGCAGAAAATTTAATTAATTTTTATGAAAAGTATATAGGAGAATTGAAACGGTTATGATGGCAGGAATAGGTTAACAAATACTTGTTAAAATTAATATAGTATGTTATATTAAATTATAAACAAATTGCATTTTGGGCATAATGTAAATTCCTTTATAATTAAACATCAAAAGCGGAAAACTACCAGTTAGAACATTGGTAGTTTTTTGTTGTTGTAATTTTGTAAAACTTATGTATAATGTAAATTATAAAACAGTACGATTATTACATTATAAGCATTTAAAAACAACAGTTAACAAATGTGTTAACATTTGAATACATTAATTAACAAGGTGGTGATTTTATCACTCTAAAACAGGAATTAGAAAGCCTTATAAAAACAATGACAATCAAACAAATAACATTCTGTAAAGAGTATTTAACAAATAACAACAACGGAACAAAAGCCGCAATAAAAGCAGGGTATTCAAAAAAGAGTGCAAGAAACGCCGCCATTCGATTATTACAACATGATAAAGTAAAAAAATATATAGCATTAGCGACAAAAGAAAGATTTGAGGAATTAGACATTCAAGCCGACATGATTATAAAAGAGTTGGCGAGCATTGCATTTGATGATATCGGAAATTATATTGATTTTGGTACAGAACAAGTAGAATATTTTGATAAGAAAGCTAATAAAATTAAAAAGAAAAAAGTTAATTATGTTAGGCTTAAAGACATAAAAGCAATTCCAAGCACAAAGAACATTCAAGAAGTAAGCCAAAACGAAAAGACAGGACAAATAAAGGTTAAATTATACTCAAGAGTGGACGCACTTATTAAATTAGGTGAATATTTGCAAATGTTCAGTCAAAAAGAAAAGCCAGAATCAAACGAAACGGCACTTGCAAAAGTAGTAGAAACAATTAGAGCAGAGGCAAAGAAAGCGGAAACAAAATCGCCAGAAAAAGACGGTGATTAAATGGGTTACACGGTTAAACAATCACAAGTTATTAACACACCTAACAAGCGTTGGAATATTCTAATAGGAGCAGTTTCAAGTGGTAAAACTCATGCGACATTTGATTTAATACCAGTTAGAATGTTGGAACAACCACCCGGACCCGTAATGTTAATAGGAAAGACAGAAAGAACATTAAAACGTAATGTATTAGACCCAATGCGAGACCGTCACGGTAGTAAATTCGTTTCAAGGGTTTACGGAGACGGTGAAATTGATATATATGGGCGGCATTGCTACATCATGGGAGCGAATAACGTTCAAGCAATGTCAAAGATACAGGGTTTAACACTTGCTTATGGTTACGGTGACGAGGTTACAACGTGGGAACAAACAGTTTTCGGAATGTTAAAATCACGTTTAAGAGTACCGGGGGCGTGTTTCGACGGAACAGCAAACCCAGACAACCCGAACCATTGGTTTAAGGAATTTTTAGATGATGAAAAGATAAAGAAAAATCTTTGGCATTTTACTATTGATGATAATACGTTTTTAGATGATGAATACGTGGAAAACATCAAAGCGGAGTATTCGGGGCATTGGTACAAACGATATATTTTAGGTGAATGGTGCGGAGCAGAGGGGTTAATATATGATGTATTTAATCCTGAAATAAACATAGTAGACACACCACCGATAAGATATACAAGAACTTTCGTAGCGGTGGATTATGGACACGCAAACGCAACAGTATTTTTATTATTCGGTGAGGGTACAGACGGTTATTTGTATTTGATAGATGAGTATTACCATAGCGGAACAATAGCCCAGCAGGGCAAAAGTCCGAGACAGTACGCACAAGATTTAATAAACTTTTGTAGATTACACGGTGCAAATCCAAGTGCTATTATATTAGACCCGTCGGCATTAGGTTTTAAACTTCAATTAGAAGAATTAGGCGTAAGAAATGTAGTTGCCGCAAATAATGATGTTTTAGCAGGTATTCAAACAACAGCTACTGTTATAGAAAGCGGATTACTAAGGGTTCATAGACGGTGTAAAAACACTATAAAAGAAACGCAATCGTATTCATGGGATAACAAAGTAACAGAAAAAACGGGCGAAGATAAGCCGATTAAGCAGAACGACCATTGTATGGACGCTTTACGTTATGGAGTTATGAACGACCGTCATTACTGGATTCAAATTGCTGTTAAATTGAAGTTGGGGGTATTATACACCGAATAAGTGTTCTAATTTACTAAAATCAATGAAAAAGGTACTCTAATTCCAGTACCGAGTGAAACAAAAATTGAAACAGCTCAAAAGCCCTAAAATTAAACATTTAGTAAATTATGTAAGTAAAAACATTGAGTGAAAAATAAAACACAAACAAGCGTTTGAGGTGATAGAATGGCAATGCTAGAAGATAAGCAAATAACAACCATGTTTTTTGATTTAGCACAGTACAACAAAGCATATTATGAAATATTTGACGCATGGTACAGCGGAGATACTGAAAGAATAGCAGCGTTAGGAAAGCGAAGTTCTTTTTGGAGTAAAAACGGCAGTAATCAAAATTGTAAAAGAGCGGTACATGTTCCGCTTGCGTCAGACATTGTTACATTCGGAGCAGATTTATTATTTTCAGAAACACCGAATATATATGTAAAACGTGATGAAGAAAATCAAGAAGTAACGCCACAAGAAAAAGAGCAAAATAATCATTTAGAATGGTTATTATCTCAAATAAATATATCGGGTAAATTAAATCATGCAAGCGAAATTTGTTCTGCTTTCGGTGATGTTTATCTGAAAATAAATTGGGATAGTGAATTAGCTGATTATCCGTTATTGAATGTTGTACGTCCTGAATTTGCTATGCCAGAATACACATTTGATATTTTAACAGCCGTTAATTTTTTCTGTATTGCAAGAGCGGAAAATAACACCGTGTGGAGAGTTTTTGAACGGCAAGAAAAGGGCGTTATATATTCAAGACTTTACAAAGGTACGACAACGACATTGGGAAGTGTAGCAAGTTTTGATGAATTAGGTTTAAGCACGGAAGAAGAAGTTATAACGGGTATTGATGATTTGTTATGTGTTCACATTCCAAACATGTTACCGAACCGAACAACACGCCGTGATAACATGGGGCGAAGCGATTTAGACGGAATTATTGACATAATGGACGCTTTAGACGAATCATATAGTTCATGGATTAGAGATATACATTTAGGAAAAGCCCGTTTAATGGTTCCTGATTTTATGTTGGAAGCTAAACAAAACCCAATGCTACAAAAAGGGGCAACTGAAACGCAAACAACATATCATTTTGATACAGAAGATGAATTATATGTTGCGTTTTCTATTAATCAATCACAAGCCGAAGCCATGAAAGACGGCGGTATTATGCAGGCTCAATTTGATATCCGTTCAACAGAACATCTTGATACATGTTTAGCATTTATGGAAAGATGTATTGTTACGGCGGGTTACAGTCCACAATCATTCGGTTTGAAAATTGAGGGACGGGCAGATAGCGGAACAGCTTTAGAGATACGAGAACGCCGTTCATTTGCGACAAAAGCTAAAAAGGAGACTTATTGGAAATCAAAACTAATAAATCTTTTGCAGTTATTCATACAAATTGATTCTATGGTATTCGGTGGTATTTTAGGTGATTGTGACTTAGAATTAGAATTTAATGATAGTGTCGCACATAATATAAGTACCGTAGCAAACGGAATTAAATTATTAAGTGATTCGGCGGCATTAAGTACCGAAACAAAAGTAAGAATGACACACCCAGATTGGGATAATTCAGCGGTACACCAAGAGGTAGAGTTAATAAATCTTGAAATGGGTAGACTAATCGAAACCGAGCCTGATTTTTTGTTGGGAGATAAACCGCTGGACGGTGATAATAATGTTACGGAGTAATGATAGCAGAGCAAACGCTATAAAAGAATTAGCAATGAAGTATGATATTGAATTAACTATATTGGTTTTTGAATATGCAATGAGAGAAAAACAGAGCATACACGACGAGCAGTATATAAATTTTTATGCACGTGACCGTTTAAAGGATTGGCGAAAAGAAAGAACATATTTAGTGGATAAGTACATTAAGCAATCATACAATGACGGTATGCGAGGTTTTGACGAAGATTTTAGCGGAACATTAAGAATACCAGACATGCGACGTAGTACACAGATGTTATTAAACGAAACTATAAAGCCGTTTAATGTAGGCGATAATTTGATATTACGAAATATAAATGATGTGTTTAGAAAAATAACAGCAGAAAAAACAATGTATTTTACAGAGGGAATAGATACACAAAGACAGAACACACAACGAATATTAAACGCATTTGTAGACCGAGGAATTACTTATTTTGTTGATAGAGCAAACAGACAATGGGATATTGTCAGCTATTCCGAAATGGCGAGCCGAACAATATTCATGCGTGCGAACGTAGCAGGCTTTATTGAAACGGCATACGAAAACGGGCAAAACCACGTAATAGTTTCGGCACATGCGAACTCATGCCCATTGTGTCAGGTGTGGGAAAATCGTATATTATCGTTACAAGCTGACGGAAAATACCCATCACTTGATGAAGCAATGGCAGGGGGGTTATTCCATCCGAATTGTGGACATTCGTTGGCGGTGTACATTGAGGGAATCACAAAGCAAGAGGGCGGTTTTCCGTATGGACACGATAACGACGACGGGTACAAGACTACACAGCAACAACGGTATTATGAAAGAATGGTTCGCAAATGGAAAAAAAGGGAACTCGTAGCACTAGACCCAAACACTAAAAAAAAGGCAAAACAGCAAGTGCGATTGTACCAAAACAGGATTAACTCACTAATAAAAGATTACACAAACCGAACAGGATTAGCTTTACAACGTAAATATTACAGAGAAAGAATTGAGGGGAGCAGTCGTTTATGAGCGATACCGTAGAAATATCAAAAAAAGATTTGCATACAATACGTAACTTTTTAGATGATGTTAAAAAAACTCACGTATTAGCAAGGTGCAGTAATCAAGGTTTTAGGGCTTTAATTATGTCAAAATATGAATCAGCAAATTTACAGCAGGCGTATAATAATATTAAAGAATTAGATAAGGAGATTGATTAATATGGCATTAGTAGAAAAAACAAGAAAAATAAAAGCCGTTTCGGTAAATCTACAGGTAAAACCCGAATATGAAACACAATTATCAAATCTTTTAAAAGGTTTGAATGATGTTGTAGCCGAACATGTCATGGGGTTACACAGTCAACAAATAAATGTTAACGATATGATAGATTATTACCAAGAGGAAGAATAAGATGATAATAGAGGTCGAAAGAGAATTTAAGAATGTTAGTAATCCTATGTACGTTATGATAATTTTTAAATCGGGTTCACGTATAACACAGATTGTTGAAGAAGAACATGTGAAAGATTTTTTCAACAAACTTTATGAAGCAATGGACGATACCAATATAAACGTTATACAAATAAACGATTCAATTATGTTCAGTCGTGATGATGTAAGTTTTATACAGGTTACAGACCAAGCACAGCCGACAGACACAGAACAACAAAACACTTGAAAAAACATATAAAAGTGTTAGAATTAAAATATCAGTAAAGTTTTTCGTGTAATAAATATTATAAAAGTGAAATATTCAAAATCCTTGATGAAAAACTTTACTGTATTATTATATAAATTTTATGGACACAACCATGTTTTAAAAAATTGTGACCTATGCAAAGTATTGGGAGTAGACCCACAATTAAATTAAATCGGTATAGGTGAAAGGGGTAATAAATAAAATGGAATGGCTTAAAAAAATATTAGGTGAAGAACTCTATAATCAAGTAATGGAAGTTATAAAAGTGTCGGAAACGGAAGTAAAACTCGCTAATTTATCTGATGGTAAATATGTTTCTTTAGATAAATTCGATAAGGCTTTAGCGGATAAAGAAAAAGCCGAAAAAGCACTTGCAAGTAGTCAAGAAGATTTTCAAAAACAACTTGATAGTGTGCAAAGAGAATTGGGCGAGTTTAAGAAAGCCGCAGAAGGTCAAGAAGATTTTCAAGCAAAAATTAAAACTTTATCGGAAACATTAAAGGATAAAGAAAAGGAAGTTGCAAGTTCTGTTGAGGAGTTGAAAAACACTAAACGTGATTTTGCAATTAAGGACGCTTTGAGAACATACAAAGTAATTGACCCAGACGACATAACACCACGTTTAAATCTTGACACTATCAGCTTTAATGATGATGGTATTACGGGCCTAAAAGAACAGGTGGAAAAAATCAAAGAAACAAAACCTTATCTGTTTGAGAGTGACACACCGCCAGAAGATAACAAAAATAAACCGCCAGCGAAAGCAGGAAATCATTTAGAAAACAATAACAAGGATAGTAATGTTGGAAATCCAACAGATTTACGTTCGGCGTTATTTGGTAAGTATAATATGACAACTCCTGAAATAGGTAGAGCGGCAATCAACCAGCCGAGTGGTGACACAGGCGGTTCAGGAAGCGAGGAATAAATATCATGATTACTTTAGCACAAGCAAATGTCGGTATGGCTGACAAAGTAGACCAGATGGTTATTGATGAATTTCGTAGAGGTTCATTATTATTAGATATGTTACAGTTTGACAACGCAGTTTCACCGGGTACAGGTGGTAGTACGTTAGCGTATGGATATGTTAGGTTAAAAACACCTGCAACAGCAGCGTTCAGACCGATTAATACAGAATACACGCCACAAGAAGCAATCAGAGAGCAACACACAGCGTATTGTAAAATATTCGGTGGTAGTTTCCAACTTGACCGAGTTATTATCAATACAAGTGGGGCAGTTGATGAATTAGCGTTTCAAATGAAAGAAAAAGTTAATGGAGCGATTAACTTATTTCATAACACCGTTATCAATGGTGACATGGCTGTTAATGTTGATGAATTTGACGGCTTAGACACAATTTTAACGGGTTCAAGTACCGAATACAACACGGGCAGTACGCTTGATTTATCTACTAGTGCAATGATGACAGCTAATTACAATGAAGCGTTAGATATGATTGAGGAATTTGTGTCGGGTATGCAAGGTAGACCACATGCATTTTTAATGAACAGCACATTAAAAACAAAAATTAAAGGTATCGCAAGACGTGCAGGTTATTACACACGTTTAGAGGACGCTTTTGGTCGTTCGGTTGACGCATGGGATAACATTCCTTTGATTGATTTAGAAAATTTTTATAATCCAGCAACAAACACAACAACACCAACAGTACCAATTGTGGGTGGCAAAACCTCAATGTTTGCGGTACAAATTGCACAAGACGCATTTCACGGAATTTCACCAATCGGAAACGCTATTATCTCAACAGCGTTGCCAGATTTGAACGCACCGGGCGTTGTTAAAATGGGTGATGTGGAAATGGTTGCAGGTGTTGTTTTGAAAAACTCATTAAAATCTGGTGTGTTTAGAAACATTGCCGTTTAGAAAGGGGTTTAAAATATGTTATACCAAGTTAAGTTACCAATTAATTTTGATGGTTACCGATACGGCGTTAAATTTTTTAAGGGTATCGGTGAAACATCTGATAAATATATTGCTAATGTTTGTGAGGGCAAAGGCTTTGAGGTTACTGAAATTGAGGAAGAAAAAGCCGAGGATAAAACAGATAACGACAAAGACGAAAACAAGCAAGAGGATAAAACCGACAGCGACGACACAAACAAAGATAATGAAATCGACGAAGTAAAAGAACCCAGTACAAATACGGTGGCAGGGAAAGGCAAAAAGAAATAGTGAGGTGACAACCTGATGTGCGATAATTTATTTATTATAGTTGACGACTTATTAGAGTATTTCGGGTTGTCACTTGAAGAATTAAAAGAACAATATCCAGATTACAGGTATCAAATAATACAAGCTAACGGAGTAATACAGAAATATATTTTTCCAAACCAACCAACACAAGAACAGCTTGACGGGTGCGTAAAATGTGCCGCATTATTGCAGTTTGATTATATTAATAGTCAAGAATATGTGTCAGCAAAAACACCAAACTTTCAAGCGGGTAAGTTTTCGGTTGGCGGTCGTGCTACTTCAAAAAGTAATATAAATGTTGATGATATTAGCATTTCAGCGTATCAAACGTTGTTGCAATGTGGGTTGTTGTACAAGGGATTGCCTAATTGTAACGCAAGCCAATAGAAAGAGGTGGTTATATGGCTAGAGCAAAGAAAACGGAAACAGGTTTAAAAATTATCGGTACTGACGGCGGTATGGTAGGCGATTCGGGTATGGGTATACCGGGACCACAAGGACCGCCCGGACCACCGGGGCAAAATGGGGTGGATGGTCAAAACGGTACTAACGGTGTAGATGGAAAATCAGCGTTTGAATCCGCTGTATCAGGTGGGTATACAGGCACAGAATCCGAATTTAATACCACATTAGCTAATACAATTATAAGTATGCAAATTGATAAAGAAGTTGTTATAACTTTTAGTGATTACGAAGTGTTGAAAAATGCGGGAGAAATTGAGCCAAAAACAGCATACAATTTAATTGCGGGGTGATGATATGCGAAAGTTCGGAGATAAAACTGTTCATGCTAACTATTTTGGGGAGCAAGAAATAATTGAAAGATATGTTGGCGAACAGTTAATTTTTAGCTATAAAAACTATCCTCAAAGGTCGATTTTATCGCATTTTCACGGTAAGCAAAACAGAGATATTGAAAATCGTGTATGGACAGATTTAATACAGGGTTTAATCGGAACGTTTGGCGACGGTGCGGTTTGGGTTAATGATGGCGTTCGTTTTAACGCAGCGGCAAATTCTTTTATTTCGTACCCTAATCAAAACGCCGCAAGAGCTTTTACAATTTGTCATACTTTTGAAATAGCTGTTAGGGGTTCATCAAGTGGGGCGGGTTCGTTCCCAAGACTATCTGACGCATACGGTCAAGTTTCTATATATTTGCGAACAAATTCACCTATTGGTGCGGTTTCTATGTATTACAGTAATAGGGATTTAGTTTTTTCAAATCCACATTTTATACCAAAATTAAATACTAGATACAATGTTATTGTTAGATGGGATGGCACAAGTTCACCTGTTGAAGTATTTATAAATGGTATTTTGTTTGGTACGATACAAGCACCAACCGCCACGATACCGAATGTGGCAGTTCGTTATATTGGTAACCGTGCCGCAGGTGACCGAGGTTTAAACGGTGTTATTTATCAACATGCTTTTTATGACGATTGTTTGACAGACGACGAAATAAACCAGTTTGCAAGGGTAGCAATAAGAGATTTTAATATTCCGTTGCTAGATGTTTGGGGGTAAATTACATGTTCATAAAACCAGAACGATTAAATTTACTAATCCATGATATAGAAATTACGCCGTATTTAAAACATGGCGTTACTGGTCCTATGTATGGCGAAAGTTGTATTGTTGATGGGCGTATTGAGCCGTCAACCGAAAAATTAACCGACACAGACGGCAGGGAATTTGTTTCACGTGCTTTTTTAATATTAAAGGCAGGCGAACGACCTACATTACAATCAAAAATACGTTGGCGTGTAAAAGGTACTGAACAATGGAGCGGACCATATTTACTAAAAATCATTGAGCCGATTTTTGACTTTGTAGAAAACCATGTTGAGGGGTATTTGATATGATAAAATTTACAGATGATACAGACAAAGTTATGAAAGTCTTGTTAAATAAGGCAAAAACGGGAACTTTTAAAGCGGGTGAGCATGTCAAACGGCAATCACAGCAAATTGTGCCACATGACACGGGGGCGTTGGAGCAGTCCGCAGAAGTTTCAACCGAAGAAAATAACGACAGTATCACAGCAGCCGTGAGTTTTAACACGTCATATGCGGTAGAGGTTCACGAAAACCCACAACGTAACTTTCAAGGTGGCAGACAAGGCAAATTTTTAGAATCTGTTATAAATAACGGTTCAACACAGCAAGAATGTTTAAATATAATAGCTGGTGAATTGGGCGGTGGTTTATAGTGATTATGGAATTGATAGAATATTTAGGTAATAAAAATTTAGTTCCCTGTGGTAATATTTACGCTAACTATTTACCCGAAGAAACGATAAATGATTTAGAGCCTGAATTATGCCTTGCAGTCTATGAAAATAGCGGAAATTATGACAGTAAAAACGGTGATGGTTATCAACTTTATCAAATAATCGTTCGTGGCGGTCAAGATACTTTAATTGTTAGCAATTTAGCAAAAAAAATAACAGATTTATTGAATGGATTCACGGGAAGTTTTGTAGATGGTGGCTATTCGGTGATACTTTCAACAGTAGAAAGTACAGGAAGATACACACCAAACGCACATACAAGTACCCATTTTAGTATAAATGTTAAAATTTTATATCAAGCAAGACCAATAAACACAGTAAGAGAAAGAAATTAAAAATAATTTAAAAGGTGGGATTTTATCATGGCATTAACAAGACAACCTTGTCCAATACCTGCAAAAGATTGGTGGTTTGAAATCTTAGACCCATTCAGACCAGATTTAACGGTTGATTTATGGATTCCGATTAATGGTATTACATCATTTGATTTTACGGGCGATATGTCAACGGCTGACGCTTCCGATTTTTCGGCTGATGGTTGGACACGTGCAACAGTTACACAAAGAGGGCGTGCTTTATCCTTAGAAACAAACTACAACGCCGATAAAGTAACTGGCGAAAGAGATAGAGGACAATTTTTATTAGAATGGCACAGTAAACAAACTGGTTGTGACGCTGACGCAACAATCAGAATGTTTGACCCAACAGGTAGAGGAAAAGTATTTTTCGGATTGGTAAATACATCATCAACAGGTGGTGGGGTTACTGATAAAACATCAGTTGGTTATGAAATTACCGTAAATGGTAAACCTGATGAACTGCCATATATTCAAGTTGTGGATATTACACTTGATGAAACATCAATCACACTTGACCCGGGCGACACAGCAACAATTACAGCTACTGTATTGCCAGTAACGGCAAGTAATCAAACGGTTACATGGATATCAAGTAATGAAGCTGTTGCAATTGTTGATGAAACTGGTTTGGTTGTTACCGTAATGGGTGCTGGTGAGGGTACATGTACAATCATTGCAAGAACAGCGAATAACAACAAACAGGCTGAATTAAGCGTAACGGTTACAAGCGGAGCGAACGTTAAACCTGTAACTGCAATTGTGGCTAATCCTAATACGTTAACTATTGCTGCGGGTTCAGATGATACATTTAGTGTTGATTTTACACCGACAGACGCAACAAACAAAGCTATTAATGTTTCGAGTGACACAGCAGGCGTTACGGCAACAACTACAGGCAATGTGGTTACTGTTGCGGTTTCAAGTAGTGTTACATCTGGAACTACAGCAACAATTACAGTAACGAGTGTGTCAGGTGGACACATAACAACTTGTGAGGTGACAACAACGTAATGAAAAAAAAGAAAACGGTTTTCAAGGATTTTGACGCTTTCTTTAAAGAAAAAGAGGGTAACAGCAATTTAGAATTACAAGTATTCGGAAAAACCCATGTTATAAAAGCCGATTTACCCGCAAGTATAACAGTAAAAGTTATGAGGGCGGCAAAAGACGGCGATACGGTTGAAGATTCTGAAATGATGGCAATAGCACATGATATATTCGGTACAGAATTGCTTGATGAATGGGTTGCGGAAGAAATGACCCAAGACCAATTAAATGACATCATAGCGTGGGTATTCGCTGAAATAAACGGCAGAAATGCACAAGAACCACAAACAAATGATGATAACGGTGAGGAAAAAAACGCATAAGCGGCTTTGACCCATTGTTACATTGGGCATGTATAGAAGCCGACTTTCAACAGTATTATAGAATGGATTTAACCCAGATAATCAGTTCTATAAGTTGGCGTCGGTTTCTTGTTTTATTAAGAGGTTTGCCCGCAGGGTCAAATGTCGCAATAATGGCAAGTGACGAAGAACAAATAAAGGCCCGTCAGATGGAACAATACGGGCAGTTTTCACCAAACCAGATGAAACAAACATATAATAATTTTTGGAATAACTTTTAGGCGGTGAAAAAATGGCTATGAAAATAGGCGAATTATACGCCACAATGAAATTAGATGTTTCAGCTTTTAACACCGCTTTAAACAATACTAAAAAACAAATTAGTGATTCAGTAACAGCGGTTACGAAACTACAAACGACAAATAAGGGTCTTGAAACATCTATCACAAGTTTAAGGGGTAAAATTGGCGAAAGTACAAACGCTTTTTTACAACAACATGCAGCAGTAAGAAATTATGAAACATCTTTATCACAAGCACAACAAAAGTTATTGAGTTTAGCACAGGCACAGACCAGTTTAAAAACACAACTAGACGAAGCTAAAAGTGCAGTTACTCAACAAAATGCAGTTGTAGCAGCACAGAAAAAAGAAGTTTCAGAACTTTCAACAGTTTATAATACATTAAAAAATACGGTCGGAGTTAGTAAAGAATCTATTGAACAGGCTAAAACAGCTTTAGACAATGCAAAAACATCTTTACAGGAACAAAAAGACAAACTAACCGAATTAAAGACCGCATACAACGAAATTAACGGAGTTTATAAAGCCAATGGGCAAAGTATCAAAGAAACACAAAACGAAGTAAATTCGTTGTCTAGTGCGTATAATTCGGCTAAGTCTGATATAGACCAGTTGGAAAAAGAAATAAATGAGAGTACAAAAGCACTAAAAGAACAAGAAACCGCACTAAAACAATCATCATCAGCATGGGCGGGGTTGGAAGCGTCTTTTAGTGACGCAGGCACAAAATTAAAAAGTGTTTCGGAGATTACGGGCAAAATCGGCAAAGAAATGTCAGCAAAAGTTACACTACCTATTGTAGCGGCAGCAACAGCGGCTATTAAATTGGGTAATGATTTTGAACAACAAATGTCAAAGGTTAAAGCCGTGGCAGGAGCAACAGGAGCGGAATTTTCTAAATTAAACGACCTTGCGTTAGAGTTGGGAGCGTCAACGGCGTTTTCAGCAAGTGAAGTTGCTATGGGTATGGAAAACTTAGCAAGTGCGGGTTTTACATCTACTGAAATTATGTCCGCTATGTCAGGTATGCTAGATTTAGCGGCAAGTAGCGGGGCGGATTTAGCAACTGCAAGTGATATTGCTGCTAGTGCTTTGCGTGGTTTCGGATTAGAAGCCAGTCAATCGGGGCATGTTGCTGATGTGTTCGCAGAAGCAGCTGCACGAACAAACGCAGGCGTTGAAGATATGGGCGAGGCTATGAAGTATATAGCACCAGTAGCCAAAGCAATGAATACATCTTTAGAAGAAACAGCGGCGGCAATCGGAATTATGGCTGATTCGGGTATAAAGGGAAGTCAAGCGGGTACAACTTTAAGAGGTGCGTTAACAAGATTAGCTGCACCAACTGACGATATGACCGCAATCATGGATATTTTAGGAATCCGTATCTACGATAATGAAAATAGAATGAAATCATTAACCGAAATTATCGGAGAACTTGAAAGAGGTACGGCAGGACTAAACGAAGAACAAAGAAACCACGCAATTACAACGTTAACGGGAACTGTTGCCTTATCTGGTATGCTTACATTGATGGAAGCGGGTTCAGAAGAACTAGGAATATTAACAGCGTCATTTGAAAATTGTAACGGTGCGGCGGCTGAAATGGCGGCTATCATGATGGACAACACCGCAGGGGCAATTGAGGAAATGGGCGGAGCATTAGAAACCGCAGCAATTAAAATTCAACAACTTTTTGCACCATATATTAGGGACGCAGCACAAAGAGTTGAGGAACTCGTTAATTCATTTATAGACCTTGACCCACAAACACAAAAATTAATAGTGGGAATGGGATTAGCAGCAGCGGCGATAGGACCTTTGTTGATTGTGGTAAGTAAAGTAACGGGGGCTATGTCTTTAGCAGCAATAGGAGCGTCAACATTTTTTGGTGCGATTAATCACATTGCAACAGGAGCACCAGCGGCAACAAGTGCGGTTTCAACATTGGCGGCTAATATAACGAAGTTTGTAAATCCTACAACAATAGCAGCAGCGGCAGTTGTGACATTATATTTAGCTATTAATAAATTTACGCCGTATGGAGAACAGGCAAGAACAGTTGTAATTGGATTGACAGCAGCGTTTGTAACATACAAAGCAGCTATGGCTTTAACAGGTGTAATAACTGCTGTAACTGCGGGGGTTGGTGCAATGGCAGGTGGTTTAAGTCTTGCGACAATCGCCACAAATGCGGCGGCAATTGCTACGGGTATTTTAAATACTGTTATGATGTTAAATCCATTTGTAGCAGTAGCAGCGGCGGTAGTTGGTTTAACTGTTGCGATATTTGCATATATCAATTCAGCAAATAGGGTAAGTGAATCTAACAAGGTTCTTATAGATGACGCAAAATCACAGGTTGAAGCTAATGAAGCATTGATTGATTCGATAAATCAGGTTAATTCTGCAAACGCAGAAAAAATTGATAGTATTGCGATTGAATCAACAGCAACAAGAATATTAGCTGATGAAATTTTGCAAATGGCAAGTGCAACTGAATTGAATAGTGGACAACAGGCGATTTTAAAATCAAAAATCAATGAATTGAACGCAGCAGTACCGACATTAGGTTTAGCTTATGATAAAGAAACAGATTCGTTATTGTCAAATAATAAAGCAATGGAAGATTCTAATGTTGTAATTGAAGCGGCAATTGCTGCCCGTGAAAAAGAACTTGAAATGACTGCAAAAATGGAAGTTCAAGCAGATTTGCGGAAGAAAATGGTTCAAACCGAAATGGAATTGCACCGAACACAAGAAAAGAGTGTTGAAATTTCTGAAAAATTAAACGGTGCTGAACAATTAACTTATAAAGAACGTAAGGAATTAAATAAACAATCGGAAGAACTCAAGGCAACGGAAATACAGTTACAGGGTTCACTTGATGATACCACAGCCAGTTATATGAGCCAAAAAGAAGAACTTGACGCAGTAGCCGCAGCACACGAAGAATCTGCAAAAGCAAGAATTGAAGCAGAGGGCGGCGTAGTTGCAACAATGCAATTATCAGAAGAAATGCTTGAAAAAATGGGCGAATCATATGAACGATACGCCGATTATGCGACAGAAATGTTTAAAAAGATTCCAGAGGACGCAGCCGTTTCAATGAACGACTTAATATCTAACTTAGACGCAAACCAAGCGAAGTTAGAACAATGGTCTGATGATTTAGTTACACTTACTGAAAAAGGCGTTGACCAAGGTTTAATTGCAAAATTAAGGGCGGCAGGTCCTGAAAGTGCAGCAACAGTAAGAGAACTTGCACAAAAAACGGAAGAAGAATTAAAACCGTTAAGTGAGAGTTTCGGAAATTACGCAGAAGCAGCAACAGGGGCGTTGGTTGATGAGTTTGGCAATGACGCAGTAGTTGCGGCAGGTTATAAAATGGTTGACGATATCGCAGCCGCTATTGATAGTAACAATGCCACAGAAATAGCTATCGGCGAAAACGTTATGAGAACAAAACAGACAGCCGATACAAGTGTTCAAAGTGCGGGATTTGATATAACAGGTAAATATGTTGTTCAAGGTTTGTCAAATGGTATTTTGGCGAACGCACATCTTGCTTATTCGTCTATGGATACAGTTGTAAATGGTGTTAATTCCAGAGCAATGATAGGTTTTCAACAACGTTCACCATCTAAGTTATTTGAAAGAATCGGCTTATATAACGACCAAGGTTTGGCAAACGGTATGTTAAAGGGCATTGACGGAGTTGTTAAAGCTACTGGCAATGTAGTTGATAGTGTTATCGATACCACACAAAGAGGATTCGACCAACATTCAGCGTCAAAATTATTTTATCAGATTGGCGTGTGTAATGACGAGGGATTAGCAAACGGTATGATTGCGGGTACGCCTAAACTTATAGGGGCGGTTGATTCCGTAACGGGTTCGGTTAATACTCGAGTAAAAGAAAATCTTAAATTTGAAACTATGTCGGCACAAGGTGAAACTGTTGGAAATGGTTTAGCTTACGGAATTGATTTAAGCAAAGACGGAGCAGTTAATTCAGCTATTGGGTTATCAACAGGTATAATGGTTGGTGTACAAAGCACATTAACACAAGAATTGGATTTTACAAAACAGATTGTAGCCGAAAAGTTAGCGTTGCACGAACAAGAATTTGCAGGCAAACAACAACTTATTGACATTATGAAAGCCGCAGACGATACAGAGTTTAAACGTCAACAAGAACAAAACAAAGCGATTCAAGAACAGGAAAAATGGAATAACGACGTTTTGAAGTATGAAAGAGATTTAGCCGAAAAACAAATGTCTTTAAATACCGCCAAAAATGCGGAAGCCAGAAAAAAAATCGAAAACGATATTGCGGAAATGATTCTAAAACAAGACCAAAAGGTTAACGAAAGACGGATTGATGAGGAAGAAAAGACCGCACAAAAACGAATCGAAATAGCCAGACAAATGAAAGACAAGATAAATGATTTGGGTGAGGCTATTATTTCGGCTTTAAAAGAACAGTATTCAAAACAAAGAGACGCATTAATTGACGCTTTGAAAAAAGAAGTTGACGAAGTAACAAAGGCTACTGACGCAAAAATAGCACAATACGACCGTGAGTATAACGCAAAATTATCTAATCTATCAGCAGAGGAAAAAGCAGCGTTAGCAAGTATTCAAAATCAAATTGATGTTTTAGACGGCATGACAGCCGCAGAGGACCAAGCAATTAGAGATAGCGAATATCAACAAAGGTTAGCTAAAAAACAAGCGGAATTACTCAACGCAGAATCAGCGGAAGAACGTATTAAAATTCAAGAAGAACTAAATAAAATGATTGCCGATAAAGAACGTGAACAGCTTTTACAACGTAGGAACGAAGAAAAGGCAAGTTTACGCCAACAGATGGAAACATTACGAGATAGTTTTGCACAACAAAAAGAAGCGTTAAAAGAAGATTTTGACAATAAAAAAGAAACAGCGGCAGAAGAATTGAAGATGTTCAAAGAAAAAAATCAGGCACAACTTGACGCAACAAAGGAACATTATTCAGAACTTTTAAGCGAAGAAAGTTTACGTGCAAAAGCTCAAGAAATGATTATCAACGGTAACCAAGATGAAATTATTAAGATTCTTGAACAATATAACCCAAAATGGCTTGAAAAAGGTCAAAGTTTTGCGGATAACTTATTACAGGGTATTTTGAACACAAAACCTATGATTGAAGCCGAGGTTGCCAGTATCATGGCCCTTTTAGATAATGCAAATGCCAGTATAGCAAACACCGTGTCAAGTGCAGCAACGGTAAATGTGCCAAGTGCAAACGATACAGTTTCTGGCAGTAACGGAAGTGTTGAAAGTAGTTATACCGTTAAAAAAGGCGATACACTTACTGGAATTGCCAATAAATACGGTACTAGCGTTTCAGAATTAGCAAGTATAAACGGTATTTCAGACCCTAACAAAATATTTAGTGGCACAGAGCTAAAAGTACCACATTTAGCAACAGGCGGGGTTGTTTCTGCACCTACACTTGCTATGATAGGCGAGGGTAGAGAATCAGAGGCAATAGCACCATTATCATCATTACGTTCAATGATTCAAGACGCAGTAAGAGATACGCAAAATGTTAATCCACGTTACAACAATCAGGATAGCGGGGTCGGAATACGTATAGACCACATGGAAGTACGCAACGACCAAGACATAGAGTTAATCGCTCAAAGATTGTATAACCTAAGTAGAAATAACGGACGAGGGCGAGGGATTTCAGTTGGCTAGATACGGATTAGTTTTTAACGGAAAAAATAGTATTACAGATTTTAATACGTATGTAAGAAATGATAACCGTGTAGCATTACCGCCACAAACAAACACAGAATACCGAATACCGGGGCGGCATGGCACAATAGATTACGGAGCGAATGACCGTTTAAACCGTCTTATTGTGGTTACATTTAGGACGGTAGCACCAGACTACCCAACTATGCGGCAGAACATTAGAGATTTAGCGTATTGGCTTTCACGGAGCGGATTATTGGCTTTTGATGATGAACCCAACAAATGGTATGACGCAAAAGTTTATGACGAAATACCGCTACAAGAAGCGTTTATAACAGGTGAATTAACAGTAACGTTTTCATGTCAACCGTTTGCAGAAGAATTAAACTACAATCAACGTATAGAAACATGGACAGACCAAGATAAACAAATACCGCTTTCAATTATTGGAACACAAGATACTTCATGTATAATAACAATAACTAATAACGGCGGTATTGATATAAATAATATTTCAATAATCAGAAAAGCGGAGGTATAAAAACAATGCCATATAGTACATTTACAAGACAGAGCGTATTAAATCATTTATTTAGAAATATCGCAATGCCATCACCAACAACGGTGTTTTTGGCTTTGTATACTTCAAATCCGAATGAAGATAATTCAGGTACAGAAGTAACGGGCGGTGCGTATGCAAGACAAGAAATAACATACGCAGCACCATCAGCAGGTACTAATATGCAAGAAATAAGAAACACAAATGTTGTAACGTTCCCAAGAGCAACAGCAGATTGGGGCAGAGTTACACATTTCGGAATTATGACAGCCGTATCAGGTGGACAATTGTTACAGTTTGAAGCAATACTAGTACCACAAGATGTTTTAAATGGCAACGAAGCAGTTGTTAATCCGAATGAGAATGTATTACAATTACAATAAACTTAAACAGGGGGTAAAGATAAATGTTTAATCGTGTACCCTTTGGACAAACAAAATTTAATGTGTTGTCGGGGCAAAAATCTATCGTCGCAACATCAAGAGCAGTTGCGGGCGGTAGTTCCCGACTTGTATCACGAAAATTTTTCATAATCCAATCATTAGCAAAAACAAGCGGACACATTGAAATTCGTTCGCAAAAATTATTTAGTGGAACATCATTAGCGAAAGCAGGCGGCAGAAGTGATTTAAAAGCTAAAAAATATTTTAATCTGATGTCATTAGCAATTGCAAGCGGTAAAATGAATCAGGTAATACCTAATAACTTTTACGGACGTGCAGACGCAATTTCAAGCGGTTTTATGGTATTCTTACGTAGGGCGGTTATTGATGGGCGTTCTTTAGGAAAAGCAAGTGGGCGAGTTGATTTATTTATCCGCAGACCACTAACAATGCGTTCATTAGCAAATTCAAGTGGTTACATGACGCTAACGTCGAAAAAGTTTTTTGTTTTTAATGTTTCGGTAGCAAGTGCAACAGGGCTTATGCGATTCTTTCAAAGAATACATATTTCAATGGTGGCATTTGCACAACCAACAGGCTATATGTATTTACGGCAACGTGTAAATGTAGGTAGTGCTGTATCATTAGCGATTGCGAGTAGTAACGTAAGATTAAGTGTTGTTAAATATCTTAGAAGTGTGTCAAGAGCAAAGGCAACACATGACGTAAGAAGTAGAATCACTTCAAGAAAATTCTTTGTATTAGAATCGTTTGCGAGGTCACACGGAATACTACAAAGTTTAAATCAATTTACGTTTGAAGCCGTAGAGCTTTCGGGGTTAAGTCTAAAACCTGGTCAAGTTTTAATTATTGATACGGGGGCAATGACTATCACGCTAGACGGAGAAAACGCCATGCATTATTTTGATAGTCAAACGAGTGATTTTTTTGATTTATCGCCGGGCGAAAATATAGTTATTTTGCAAGATGGTAATCTGAACAGAAACGCAACTGTTGATATTAAGTGGCGTAACAAGTGGGTGTAAAGATGAAAAAAATAGCAAGTACAATAAGAGTATACGACCAACAATTAAATCAACTTGTATTACTTGAAAATGCGTTTAGTATTGGGTATGAATTAAATTTAAATGCATTATCATATGCCAATTTTTCAATACCTGCTGACGACCCCAAGAATGATTATTTAAAGCCTTTTTATTTTTTTGAATTATATGATGCTGAAAGAAGAATCGGCATGTATCGGCTAATAGGTAATGTATTAACGAGGTCTGCACAGGGTGTTATCAAATACGAATTAGAACATTGTGCCGCAACATTACTTGATAGTATAATGTTTAAATACCATCAAATAGGTAATTTAGGCGTTTATACTCGTGAGGTTGCGGAGTACGTTCTTTCATTCCAAGAAACAAGATATTGGATTTTAGGCGATTGTGAATTTTCAAGACAGTTTGAGTATAAATTTGAGAATGAAAATTTATTGGGTAGTTTATTTTCAATCGCTAATGTATTTGATGAACCGTATGTATGGGAATTTGACGATTCTGTTTTACCGTGGGTAGTACATCTAAGAAAAAGAAAAAGTGATTTTGTTGCTGATATCATGTATAAAAAGAACATGGAAAGCATTGTTAAAACAACTGATTCACGAAATATAGTTACAAAATTATATGCGTTGGGTTCTGGCGAGGGTGTAAACCAAGTCAATATTGCTAGTGTAAACGGCGGGAAAGAATTTATAATGTCTGATACTGTTGCCGAATGGGGCATAAAAACAAGTATATTAGTTGACAGACGATTTGAATATCCTGATTCGTTACTTGCGTATGCTAGAGCGGTTTTAGAAGAAGTCAAAAAACCTTATGTATCGTACAAAGTACAAGCAATAGATTTATTTCGTTGGAATCCACAAATATATAAATCGTTTGTACCCGGCGAAGTTGTTAGAGTTGTTGATAAAGAAGATGGTATTGCGGGAGATTTTCCAATAGTTAAAGTTAGTAAAAGTGATTTAACAGGTGACCCCGGTCGTGTTGTGCTTGAAATAGTTAATAAATCAAAAGATGTAGCAGGCAGTATTACGGATTTACAAAATCGTGCTAGAATTAACGAAGTATATTCACAAGGTGCTACAAACTTAATGACAATACCGTTTAATGATAACGCCGACCCATCATATCCCGCAATATTTGAATTTTATATTCCGTCAGAAATGGCAAGAATAAATAAAGTTATATTGCACTATAGATTAGAACGGTTTAGAGCCGATACACGGGCAATATCATCAACCGCACAATCAGCACCGACAACAAGCAGTACAAACACAACAGCACCGACGACAAGTTCACAACAACAAACAAGCCCAACAACAACAACAGCGGGTGCAACAAGTCCAACAACGGCTAATAATTCACAACAAACAACAGCGAGTAACACAACGCAAACAAGTAGTGCTTTTGATATGCAATTATCAAATATTAGACCCGATTCAACAACATCATCACAGTACACGCATAATCACGGTATTAATGCGGGTGAAAGATTGTTAACTGGTTTGATGGTATCAAAGAATAGTCAAGGTTTAGTTACTGATGTTGGAGAAACTTATACAAGATTTGTTTGGTCCGGGGCCCATACGCATGGTAGCCATAGCCATTCAATCAGCGGTCATACTCATACGGTGTCGGGGCATAGTCATAGTGTAACAATTAGCGGACACTCACACAGCGTAACAATTGCGGGGCATAGTCACACGGTTACAATACCCGGTCACAACCATAGCGTAACGATACCGGGACACACTCACGCAATGGAACATGGGATTTATTTAGGTTCGCAAGCGTCAAGTGTAACCGTTCGTGTTGATGGGCGTACCGTTCCGCTTGATGGTACTGGTGACGTGGATGTTGTTAATTATTTAAGTGCTGATAGTGGGGGCAGAATTTTACGTAATGCGTGGCATAGGGTTGAAATATACCCTAACAATTTAACCCGAATACGGGGGTCATTATTTATTCAGCTATTTACACAATCGAGAGGTGGGAGTGATTTATAAATGGAACTAAAACCAATGTTCAAAGCGTATCAAAACACAATGGAAACAAGGTTGTCGACTGGCATAACAGCCACACAAACAACAATCACGGTTGACGATATTTCAAAATTACCGCCAGTACCAACATTATTGGTCATTGGTGGTACTCATGATTATGCTGAAACCGTACTTGCTACGGCTAGTGCGGGGGGGGGCAGCTAACTGTAACCCGTGGCTATCAAACAGGTTCGCCAGCTAGGGCGTGGGAATTAGGGCAAACAATTTCACGCAATTTAACGGCATTGGAACACGATAACACAATTGACAATATCATGACGTTGGGGGCAGCCCTTGATTTAATCATTGAAACGCCAAGCGGAACAAATTTAGGCGGTATGATTGCTATATATTTAGGTGCTGATGGCGTAACAATTCCAGCGGCGTTATTGGGTATGTCAATGTGGCAAGAAATTGTTGCAAACACGACAGTAAAAAACACAATTTACAGTAGTTCTAGTGCATTATTTTATATTGTTAGAGAATTTAATAACTCGGTTATAGCAATGGAAGCAGTAGCGGCAAGTAGTACCGCAATGGATATAATAGTTGCAAGTAGTACCGCAATGGAAGCAGTAGCGGCAAGTAGTACCGCAATGGAAGCAGTAGCGGCAAGTAGTACCGCAATGGATATAATAGTTGCAAGTAGTACCGCAATGGATATAATAGTTGCAAGTAGTACCGCAATGGATATAATAGTTGCAAGTAGTACCGCAATGGAAGCAGTAGCGGCAAGTAGTACCGCAATGGAAGCAGTAGCGGCAAGTAGTACCGCAATGGATATAATAGTTGCAAGTAGTACCGCAATGGATATAA